GGCCCTAGATGGAGACGCTCGAAGTTATTCCCGTAAGAGATAACGGCCTTGAATTGGGAGCGGATAACGTCCTCCATCGCGAGCCGCCCGACGATGAATTCGTTTAGTTCTTTCTCGGTCTCGGTATTCCCGCCCTCGACCCAGAGGGTCGCCGGGGAAGCCTGTTCCGTTTGGAGGCATTCCTCGACGATAATCCGGATCCCGGCGGCGATCGGCGAATAGTTAACCATCTCCGACCAGTCCTGCAGCTGTTGCTGAAAGGATTGGCCGTCGTTTACCCGCTCCTGGTACCAATCGCGGACGCTCTTTCCCGAGGCCATCCGCTTATCTCGGTTCGCCGGGTTTAACGCCATCTTTAAGGCGTTCGCGTTATACGGGGCGAGCTGCCCGTAGCCGAAGATCGTTAGTAACTTCCCGACCCGGGAAAAGTTCGTGGGGTTTTTAATAAAGTCGTCGGCCATATACGGGTTACCTTATATTTACCCCGAGAGGAGATATGTGGGATACGAAAGCGATTGGACGGGGGTTAGCGCTCCCGGATTTAGTTTTAAGGTCCGAATGGGATCGGACCCGGACGGTCGCGCTCGCCCCGCTTCTAGAGATCGCCTTCCCCCGGGCGGTCGAACGGCTAGACCGGACGCTCCGGCGGTTACTCCCTCTTTTCCCCTCGGATCCGACGCTCGCCCTCCGGGTCGAGGTTTTCGCGAGAGGGCTCCGGTACGAGATCGATAAGGTCGACGGGAGCGTCTTAATCTCTTCCTCGGATAACGAGTTAGAGCGGGCCCTCCATTACGGGACCCGGGAGATTCCGACCGTCCGCCCGATCCATACCCTCGTCGGTTACTTAACGGAATCGGTCGCCTTATCGACGATCGTCTTTACCTCGAAAAACCGCTTACTCTAGTTCCGGAATCGTAGCGGGTATTTACCGGGCGAATTTATGAAAAACCCTTCCGCCGCCGTTTCGGAAAAGCTTAGTCCGATTACCCCGAACCAGATCCTCGCCGGGTTACGGGAGATCTCGAAAGGCCGGGCGAGCGTTAAGGAGATGGCGAAGGCGCTCACCGAAGCGACGGTTAATTTTACCGATTTTACGACCGGCTCGAAGGTTTACATCGTCGCCGGGCCGGGCGCGGGTTACCGGGGGATCCTAAAGGAAATTAAGCAGGGCTTCGCGACCGTCTCCGGGAACATGGGGAACTTTTGGTTTGTACCCTGTATCTTCCTTACGAAAGACGAGAATCCGCCGACCGGGAATAAGAACGCTTACGGCGATAACGCCGGAGCCTTAGCCGGGAACGCGAGCCGGAACGGGACTCTCTAAAAAGCGATATTTTCTTCACGAGCTAAGGGCCGGGGTAAGACGACGTGCATAAATCGGTCTCCCCGGCCCCTAGTTTTTCGGGGACCGTTTAAGGGCGTTTCCCTTTCTTCCGGTCTTCCTCGGTCGAGCTTTTCGTTTCGTTAACCGCGCCGGGTTGAGTCGGGTTACCGACGTCGCCCGCGCCGCCGGTTCCGCCGGTCTGGGCTTGCGCTCCGCCGCCCGCTTCTAGCTCTTTAATATGGACGAGAAGTTCGTCGGCTTGCTCCTTCGAGGGGACGGTTTGGAGGACCCTCCCGTCTTCCAGGATTTGGAACTCCATCGGGTTTATCTCTTTAACTTCGTACTCTTTCGCTGGTTGCTCTTCTTTCTCTTTGCTCATAGTATTCTAAAATTACGTTCGAATTCCCGCCTTTGCCGGGTTCGGTATTTAGCGGGAATAATGGGCGCGGCGGATCTCTTAACTCCCTTCGGAATCTACGGCAGCTACGACCTCGCCGTAAATAAGTGGATGAGGAAGGTAATGACGGCGGTCGAGCCGACGACCCTCGTTATCCAGTCCACTCCCCAGCGGGCCTTCGGCGAGGCGGCGGCCATGGTCGCGAAGGGGCTCGTAAACCCGGAGACGACCCTCCCCGCTTCGAAAGGGAATAATAACCTAAACCGGGAAGCGCTCGTTCCGCTCCCCCTCGTCTCTATTCAGCCGGGCGCTCCCGAACCCCGCGAGAACCAGCGTCTAACCCCGGTCCCGAACCTTTTCCGGACCTCGCTCCCCGGGACCGACCCCTCGCAGCGGGAACGCTACGTCTCCCGGCCTCCGCTTCCGATCTGGTTAACGTATACGGCGGAGCTATGGACGAAGACGCGGTCGACGATGAACGCCCTTATAACCGCCTTCCAACTCCAGTTCGATCCTTATATGGCGTGGGACGAAGTCGTTATCGACGATTGGTTCTGGGGGACGGTTTGGATGCCAATAAAGCTAAACGGGATTACCGATAACTCCGAGCTAGAAGCCGGGGAGAAGGACCGGACCTTACGGCATACGATTAGCCTCCGGATTGAGGCCTGGGCGTTTTATCCTCCGGAGAAGGATCTTACCGTCCATAAGACAACTCTCGATACGCTCGTCTCCCATCTCCAGGACCTTTACTACGTCGAGCCGGTCCATTTCCCCGCAATCTATCTAGAGGCTCCTTCGAAGAGGCTTTTTAAGATCGCCGCGACCGCCCGGGGGGCGTTAAACGTAATCGCGGTCGGGGCTCCCCCGAACCCCGTAACCCACTATTTCGGAAAGAAGATCCTCGTCTTTAACCGGGGCTTCGTCCTCGACCAGTTTTCGACCGCGCTCCCGCCGAACGTTAATAACTGGGCGTACGATTATAACGGGAACGCGAATCAGGCCGGTCTTACCGCTTCCCGGGTCTTATCGTCGCTCGATACCTTACCGCCCCTTTTTATCTCCTCGGGGCAGACCTTCCTTCTCGGCGGGTCCGGTTTTTACGTCGAGATCCTTCTCCGCCGCAACCTTACGCTCGGGTTCCGGCCCCGTTATTTACTCGACGCGAACGAAGAGCCGGTCCCGCCGAAGCTCCCCTACGAAGTCGCGATCCCTTAGAGAAAGGCGTTCCGGGGGGAATCGGTTAGTTTAGGGTATCGGCGATTCTCAAGACCACTCGGTCGACGGTCTCGTTACTGGTTCCGGGTTCGATATCGATTTTAATGTAGCCCCCGACGGACGGAGCTAAATCTACTTCTTTGCACTGCGCGCCGTTGTAGATGTAAAGGGCCTCAAAGCTTTTCCCGAACGAGTTAAAGACGGTAGCGGTTTCCGCCCGGTCTTTTCCGAAGCTAAACATCGACAGCGTGGAGAAGGCGAGGAGGGAAGTGACGAGTAATTGGATATTTTTGCTTTTCATACCGTATACATTTCGTGACGGTTTTTTAAACTCGGGTCGCCCGTAATTAAGGGGCGAGATATGCCGACTCTTTACCCGACCGGGCTCGACGCTCCCGCTAATCCGACCCAGACGACCTCGATGGCCGCGCCCGGGTTCGAGCACGACTTACAGCACGTCAATATTAACGACGCGATGCGGGCGATCCAGTCCTACCTCGGGACCACCAACTCTCCGGTCCCGGCCTCGATTACCTACGTCAGTAATAACAACTCCGCGAATATTACCGTTCTCCAGGGGTCCGTTTCGACGCTCAATCAGCAGCTGACGATTACCAACGCCAACGTCACGGCCAATACCAATACCCTCTCGTCTCATACCGCGAGTATTAGCAACCTCATCGCCACGAAGCTTAATCTCGCCGGGGGAACCCTTTCGGGGGCGGTTACCGTCTCCTATAAGCCGCCCGCCGTCTCCGCGTCGCTCTACCTCTCGGCCCAGGTTCTCGTCTCGAATACCGGTTCGGGCGATTCGCCGCCCTCGATCGGCTGGGCGGCGGTCGGCGCTCTCGGGATCGCGATCTACGCGAACGCGAACGGTCTTAATACGATTACCGGGACCGGCGGCTCGACCCTTATTATCGATAACGCCGGTCGGCTTAACCCGCTCTCGATCCCGGATAATACCCTTCCGGCGAGTAAGCTCGTAAACGCGAGCGTTAATACCGCCGCGCTCGCCGCCGCTTCCGTAACCGGCCCGATTATCGCGGCGGGAGCGGTCGATCCGACGAAGTTTTCGGCGAGCGTTTCTAACTGGGCCCGGGATAACGCCGGGGTTCCGGTCGGGACGATGGTCCCCTTCGCCGGACCGAATACTTCGGTCGTTTTTCCGAATTGGTTACCCTGTATCGGATCGGCGATTAGCCGGACCGCTTACTCGACGCTTTACGCTTATCTCGGGGGATACTGGGGGAACGGGGACGGGTCGACGACCTTTAATATTCCGGAAATGCGCGGACGGTTCCCGCTCGGGGCGTCCTACTATAATACGGCGACCGGGACCTGGTTAGCGAATCCGGGTCCGGGAACGACGGGAGCTTATCCGGGGACCGTCGGAGGCGCGGAGACCCACGTCCTTACGACGGCGGAAATGCCGAGTCATGCCCACGGGGTCTCCGACCCAACTCACGCCCACTCGATTTACGATCCGGGGCACGCCCACTCGATTTCCGATCCGGGGCACGCCCATAGTTTAGCTCAAAACGCCCATACCCACTCCGACGCCGGTCATACCCATGTTTATAGTCAAGCCCCTATTCCCGGCCCCCAGATCCAATCCGGCGGGGGCGATTGGGCGGTACGCCCGGTAGCGGCGAATACCGGAGTCGGTTACGCTAATATTCAGGCCAATACGATCGGGATCGGCGTTTACGCGGCGGGAACCGGGATCGGGATCTACGGGGCGGGAACCGGGATCGGTATTTACGCGGCGGGAACCGGGATTAGTATCGCGGCGGCGGGCGGCGGCGCGGCCCACTCGATTATGCCTCCCTTCGCCGGGGTAACTTATATTATTAAGGTTCTTCCGAACTAGAGCGCTACTCTAGGAAATTCTTAAATTCCTCTAAGCGGGCGGTAATCGTCGCCGAGTCGAGCGACTCCTGGAGCGAGAGGGTATCGATCGTCGTAATCGTTAGGGCGGCGGGGATAAGCGGGATCGCGAGGTAGTCGCCGGAGAGAACCTGCCGATAAGTATGGAGGTCGGTCCGGAGTTCCTTTAATTTTGCGCTTTGGAGGAGAGAAAGCGCTTCGGTATAAAAGGCGTTCGCGAGTTCGTCCGGGTTAGCGTCGGTTAACATATTCCGGTACCCGAGGGCGACGTCGTCTTCGAACCAGTAGGCGTAGGGCGCTCGTACGAAAAGGGTCCATAGATTATAGACCGACGACCGCCCGTACGGACGGACGTAGAAGATATCGGAAAGTTCGCTTAAGAGGTTCCCCGCGAGATCGATATCCCCGTACCATTCCGCCGGGTAAACGAGGAGGTCGTAGGTCTCCGGGGCGAGGAAGAAGGGGCGCTGCCCGAGGCCGTCGAGCGGGAAGGGCGAGTTCCCGTTCCGACCGTTCCCGTTCCCGTTCCCGCTACCGCTCATGAAGTCTGGACGACGGTAGGGGGTTTCGGCGCGGGAGGGGTTACCGGCGTCGCGAGGCCGCCGCCGCTTCCGCCGAGGCTTTCGTTTCCTCCTCCTTCGTTTCGTCTAGGATCGCTAACATCATCCGCCGCTCCGGTACCGTTAGTTGAAAGGCGTTGCTGATCCGGCCCAGGTACACTAAGTAGAACACCTCCCGGCAACTCTGTTCGAATTGTTCTGGACCGAGAACGAAAAAAGTCCATCGTTATGGGGATGAAATCTTCGTAGGTTTCGTTACATTTAGGGCACCGGATCGTTAGCCGCGAGTTTAATCCCGGGGCGTTTAGCCGGAGGGCCCGGATAATTTCCTCCCGTTCGTCGGTCGGCATATCCTTAAAGAAGGTCCGGGCCTCCTCTAAGGTCGCCGGTTTTTCCCCGTTCGCGGTTAGGAGAGCGAGACTTAGGCGGTTGAGCTGGTAGTCGTTATCCTGGGCGTCGTCGGTAATAATCCCTTTCGCGGCCCGGTTCCGCGACATCCTTAGGCATTCCGTATCCTCGCCGAGGGAGAGGAAGCGCATATCGATAACGTTCTCGTTAAAGGTCGTAAAGGTCGCGAAGCCCCGGAAATCTTCCGGGTAGCGGTTCTGCGGTAAATGGTCGGGGATCTTAAGGTTATGGGTCTCCTTCTCGCCGCACGCCGTACAGGTCGTCTCGAACGTATGATATTGCTCCGGGTAGGTTAGGGCTCGCGCCGTCATTACGATAAAGGCCGAGTCTCCTTCGAGAAGGTCGCCGGGGTTAAACCCTTTCGGCCAATCGACTAGTTTCGAGAGTAGGAGGCAAAGCTTCGCGTACTGCTTCGCGGTATTCTCGCCCGCCGTCCCGAACATTAACGACTCGATTTCGTAGGTAAAGGCCCGGACGTTAATTATCCCCCCGCGTAGTTCGGGGAAAGCGCGGTAGGGATAACCGGAGGTCGGGAGGGTAATCGTCCGGTTGGTCGGGCCGGGCGGTTTTTTAAGCTTTAGGGACATAGGAGAGGAGTTTTTCTATTTTTCGGTTACGTACGGGAAGCCTGAGCGACGGGGACGCTTTGAGTCGTAGCGTTCCCCGGGAGGACGCTCGCGACCGGGAGGGCGAGGTCGACGGTAAATTCGACGTTCGTCAGTACCATCGATCCGTAATCGTTCCCGAGATCGAACCCGGTCGTCGTAACCGACGACGGCCACATCCCCTGCAGGATCCAGGTCCCGTACTCGGTCTCGTCTCCGGCGGCGGTATTGTAGGTGTAGTACTGGGAGATAATCCCGTTTACCTTATAGCCGTTATTAAGCGCTCCCGAGAGGTCGGGGAGCGGGAGAGCGGCGGAAGGGGCGACCGGGTCGAGGGCGGTCCCGGTCGAGTTTAAGCGGATCCCGCCCGGTAGTAGCCCCCAGCGGTAAAAGAACTTAAAGGTATCGGCGGCGATAAAATTATTGAAGACGCAGGAGCAGGGCCCGAAGGTCGTATAACCGCCGTAATTTACCGGGATATTATTTATCCCGATCGTCTTCCGGGTCTCGGTCGAGATCGAAGGAGGAGTAAAGGAGACGTCGAGCGGGTAAACGTCGCCCGCGAGCGCTTTCCCGATCGCCGTAAGATAGCCGGTATCGTCGGGAAATTGGGATTGGAGGACTTTAACGAGGTTACCCGTCGTTATCCGGAGCCGGGCGTTATTCCGTTTAACCGGCTCGATAAACTTGCCGTTGGCGCTAGCGATAAGGTCGACTAATCCGGCGATCGGCATAAAAAATATTCCTAGTGTTCGAAGAGGGCGATATGACCCCGCCGGACCATTACCTTGATATGCGGGTTCCCGGCGATGTCGGTTTCCGGGACGTCCCGGCTCCCGCCCGCTTCGAGGACCAGGGTCCGGCCCGGGAGGGTTAGGTAGAGGGTTTGCGCGCCAGTATTCAAGATTCGGAAGAGTTTAGGTTTCGGAGTTTCGGAGTTCTTCGCGGGGATCTCTTCGGGAGAATTTTCGTCGTCGTTCTTTCGTACGCCCATATTTTAAATAGAACGCTTTTTTTCATTTAACACCCGGAGAGAATATACGGGGTGCAAGTACCGCTGACGGATTCCGATTTCCCCCTCTTAAAGAAAGGCGATCTCCTTTCGGTCTTCGAAAAGGGGAAGTTCTATCCGGTAACCTTTATCGGATGGAGCGATCGGTCCCGGAACGGGACCTGCATGATCCAGGTCGACGGGAAGAATACCTTCTACGCTTCGGCGAAACTTTTTAAGTTCGGCCTCGACATCGAGACGATGCACGAGGTAAGCGGCTGGGACGCGTAGGGAAAGCCCCCGAAATGTAGGGGGTATATGAAACTAAATAAATTGAAAAAGGGAATTCTTCTTCTCGTCGCTAGCTTTACCTTCGCCGCCGGAGTCGCCCGAGCGGATCTAATTACCGGAACTCGGGGCCATTCCTATACGGGAATGACTAAGTTAATCGGAACTGACCATCTGCAAATGTGGTTTAACCGGGGCTGGTTCCTGCTCGACGTTTTTGACGACCGGGGGATCGAGGTTATGACCGGCTATTACAAGCGCGAATCGGCGATAAACGCGGAGGATATCGCGGCTTTATCGGCCCGGAACTTACCCGGCTTTTACGCGTCGCTCGACGCTTGGCAGCCGTCAACTAAGGATTCTAGCGGCGGAATGACGATGGTATCGAAGGATTGGAATTACACCCTCGTTAACGGACTCGCCGATTTCGGAGGCGGAACTTTCCTTCCGTATCTTGGATTCGCTAACCTAGACGGGATCGCTTACCTCGCGAACCATCCGACCTTAATTCAGGACGCGATCGCGCAGTTTCAAACCCGCTTTACGAATCGCTAAATCGGGAGAGAGAGAGAGAGACGCTTAGAGCCCGACGGGAATCCCTTGGGGACCGGCTTTCGAAGGATCGGAGGTCCCGTCGGCGTCGCCCGGATAAGCCCGGTCGACCGCGAGAGTGCAGGAGATTAGGACGTTCTCCCCCATCCCGTCCATATCGAACGCGCCCATATCCAAGTTCGTCGGCCAGATCCCCTGTAGATACCAAGTCCGAGAATGCCCCATAATATCGGCGACGCTTACCGCGTTCGGCGGCCCGAGATAGAGCATCCCGGTCATCTTATACTGCGAGGCGAGCCCGATCGTTAGGTTCCCCGGGTTCCAGATTAACCGGCGCCAGTTGTAGAGAATCTGGGCGGTAGCCCGGTCGAGGTAATCGTGGACCTGCATATTGAGGTCCCCGAAGTCGGCGAGCGACCCGGCGTAGGTCCGCGACTCGTTATACCACCGGATCCTCTGTACCGGGTTCGACTCGACCGGGAACGGGAAGGTCTTAAGCGAGAGATAGAAATCCGAGGCGCTTAAACCGGGAAGGGTCGTCCCGTTAATTTGTACGAGCCAGTTATTGGTCCGCTGGGGTTCGAAACCGCCCTGGGCCGCGAGAATAGTGTTACCTTCGATGGGCATAGCTTTAAGTACCGGTTTAACCAAGTTGCGGAGCGGAGAGGTCGGCCCCGGAAGCGTTAACGGAAAATTGGATAATAATTTTCTCCGCCGATTTCGTCGGGATGAGCATGATCACTCCGTACATCTCGTTATTATTCCGGCGGTAGGGGGTATTGGTCGTCTCGTCGCAGATTATTTTATAATCTTCCACGCCCCGGCGGGCCTTTATATCGGCCATGTAGGGCGAGACGATCGATTTAAACTCGTTCCATAGGACCTGATCGTTTTGTTCGAAGACGAGGACCCGGGTCGCGTTCGAGAGGACCTTCGCGGAGTAAAAGATGAGGCGCTGGACGTTAATCCGGTCGAGCGCGGAAGGGAAGCGCTGCATTGTGCGCTGCCCGTAAATGGTAATTCCGTCGAGCGGAAGGTCGACGAGCGGGTTAACCGCGTTCCCGTTCCCGGGGCCGTAGATAAATTCCCGGTCGCCGAGGGTCGGGCGGTATTCGAGGGCGAGGGCCGACCCGCACCGGGCCCGGTTAACTCCGGCGGGGGCGAACCAGGCTTCCCCGACCTGATCGTTGTAGGCGATCGCCTGTAAAACGAACCCGACCGGCGGGACCCAGACGTTCTGGGCGTTATAGGCGTCGTAGATCTGGACCCAGGGCCAGTACAGGGCCATCTGCGAGTTATTAATAAGAACCGAGGGCGTCGAGCCGCCCGCTTCGAAGGCTCCGGCGGCGTTGTGCCAGTCGACAATCTCCTGAGCGTTGAGCCCTTGGGGGCCGTGGATAACCCCGAGGCAATCGCCCCGGATCCCGACGATCGTATTAATCGCCGTAACGACGGCGGGCGAGGTATAGCCGGGCGCGGAGAGCATCGAGATATCGACGGTATCGATATCCGCGTACGACCAGAGCCCGGTCGCGAACCCGGACTGGATCTCGCCGATAATCTCGGCGTCGCCCGGAGGAGCCCCGTCGTTTCCGTCGGCGAGCGCCTCCATTACCCCGACCGACGGGTTATCGCCGGTCGTATTGGAGGGCTGATTCGTATTAAGGGTATCGTAGGCGACGGTAACGAACTGGGAGGTACCGTTAATAACGGAGTCGTAAAAGCGGTCGGAGGTCGGGTCGGTTACGAGGCCGTCGTAGGTCTCCTCGGTAATCATCTGGTTGCCGATAATCTGATAAACGACCAGCATCTTCGCCCCGTTAATAAAGGAGTCGACGATCGAGACGTTAACCGCGTTCCCCCATTCCCCCTCGTTTAGGGCGCTTACGGTTAAAACGGAGTCGAAAACCTTGGTCGCGGTCGCCGCGCCGGAGCCGACGACCCGCCCGAAGACGAGCTGCCTCCCCTGCTGTAAATAGAGGAGGGCGGCGTAGGGGGCCTGGTACTCCGGGGAGGGGTTCCCGTAGATCGAGACGAACTCCTGCTGCGTGGTAATAAAAGTTGGGAGGTTGAAGGTATTATTATCGCCTTCGTATTTCCCGAGGACCGGCCCCTTCGTCGCCGCGCCGACGACCCCGCAGGTCGTCAGCGAAAT